GGGCGCACCTTCCGCCGATACCAGAATCTTTTGAACGATAAGGTTCTTCGGCCAGTTAAAAACATTGTCCTTGCCGATGCGGTTGCCCGTGGGCTTATCAGCGGGAGCGAGGGAAGCAAGACGACCAAAGGCATCTTCAACTTTGGAGCAAATGTCTCCATTGATTTAGGCCGGGAATCTGCCTCCGCCATCGCAGAATTTAAAACAGGCTTGCGGACGGCTTCTGATATTTATGCAGAGCGCGGCCTAGATTTTGAAAGCAGTTTAAGGCAAAAGGCACAGGAAGCGGCCTTAATCAAAAGCCTTGCAAATGAATACGATATTCCCGCCGTGGCAATCTCCGACATAGTTGAAAGCCTTGTCTATGCCCAGCAGGCGGCGCAGAGGGCGGGACAATCCCAAGAGGGCTCAGATGCCCAGACCCAAGTTGTATCGGATATTTCCCTCAACGGAGCGCAAGTGGCCAGCCTTATCAACATCATCAATGCGGTGGCCGCTGGTGCGCTCACAAGGGATGGAGCAATTTCTGTTATTACTGCCGCCTTCCCGACAATTTCAGAGGAGCAAGCGAGGTCAATTATGGCTGGGGCAAAAGAGGGCGAAATTATCCCAACCACGAAAGAGGAAAGAATTGCCACAGCAAACCAGCCTCAAGAGGTTCAAGCAGAATCCGTAGAGGATAAAAAAAAAGAACTATTTGAAAAGCTAGACGCTGAAGATGTGAAAATGCTCATCGCCGGGATGATGGGCGGCATTGAGTTGGGCAAGTATGACGGGATTGATTTCACACCCCCAGAAGGAGCAAGGGAAGCCGCAAAGAGGGCTTTGGATGTAAGGGAAACCAAGCCAGCCAGCCAGAGGGGGATGACACCCGTAGGCATCGCTAGGGCGAGGGACTTGATTAACGGGGTAAAGTTCTCGCCCGATACCGTCCGCAGAATGAAGGCATTTTTTGATCGCCATGAAGTTGATAAAAAGGGGGCGACTTGGGATGAGCAAGGCAAGGGATGGCAAGCATGGAATGGCTGGGGTGGAGACGCTGGTTATGCGTGGGCAAGGAAAGTGGTTGGACAGATGGAGGCTAGGGACAAGAAAGAACTGGCAGAACCAGCCTCTTGCCCAATCGCAACCCAAGACATCAAAACCAATCTAGCCAATAGGCAGACAGCCGTGGACGATGCGAATTACGGCCCAGCCAACCCTAATGAGCCTAATGAGGATTATTGGAAGGCAAAGGCAGATGAATTTCAAGGCGACATTGAAACGGCAAAGAAGATGCTTTGTGGTAATTGTGCGGCCTTCGACCAGAGGAGCAAAGTTCTTGGATGTATTAAGAAGGGCATCGGCGAGGATGCAAACGAAGTCGCTATTGGTGGCAATCTAGGTTACTGCGAGATTTTTGATTTTAAATGTGCGGCCAAAAGAACTTGTGACGCTTGGATTGTGGGTGGACCAATGACTGATGAGAAGGCAAAGGAACTAGCCCGACCCGGCCCCAAGTCTGCGGCACAAACTCCCGCACCGCCCAAGGAACGGATTAAGGGATCAAAAGAAAACCCCGAAGGCACAGCGGCCACGCGGTCAAAGGCTGGGGATATTGAAATTTCAGAGGCCAACGAACAAGCCCTTAAAGACAAGATTGCCCAGTTCAAAAAGGATCACCCCAAGAAGAACGCCCCCAGCCTTGGGACTCTAAAGAAGGTATTCCGCAGGGGTGCTGGGGCTTATTCGACTAGCTTTAGGCCGACCATCACAGGGGGCCAGCCCAACAGCCGAAACGCTTGGGCGATGGCTAGGGTGAACAAGTTTCTCAAGATGGCTGGCGGTGGAGAGGTCAAGGAATCCTACCGCAAAGCCGATGGCGACCTTTTGACATAAGGAAAAAACCATGCCCCTACCGACCCCTAGAGCAGACGAAACCGAACAAGAATTTGTTAATCGCTTCATGGGCAACGATACAGCTGTCAGCGATTTTCCAGACGAAAAGCAAAGGGCGGCGGTGGCATATCGTACCTATCGGGATGAGGAAATGGAGGAGTTGGAGTTGGGGGGCGTTTCAATCCTTGAGGTTGGGGAGGCAAAGGGGCATGACTTATTCGTGGACAAGAAAAGCCTAGAGTCCGCCCTTGGAATTATGAAGGCCGCAAAGAATGGCGTTAAGGTAAAGATGAACCACGGAACCGGGCTGGATGCGGTTGTGGCCTTTGCTCGCAACCCTCGCATCGAGGGGGATAAACTAGTTGCCGACCTTCGCCTTCTCCGCAACTCCCCGCATTATGGCCTCATCAAAGAGATGGCCGCAGAGGCTCCCGACCAGTTCGGCGTTTCCCTAGCTTTCGTGAACGAATCCGAAACCATAGATGGCAAAGACTACATTCGCCCACAATCCATCGCTTCCGCCGACCTTGTTTCCAGCCCTGCTGCGACCAATGGGCTTTTCGAGGAGATGGTTAAATTTATGCAAAAATTCGGCTACATGGCCGGAGGGAAGCCCATTCCAGTTGATCTGCCAGAAGCAATTGAGGAGGGGGCAAATTTGACAAAGGAGAAAAAAGCAATGCAAGAGAACAAAGCCGACTATACGAAGGACATCGAAGATATTAAAGTTCGTTTGTCCAAGCTTGAGGAGTCGATGACCCCCAAGACTGAAGAGAAAAAGGCCGAAGCCCCCGAAATTAGCGTGGAAATCGAGCCGAAAGAAAAAGAAGATAACTCCGAGGAAATGGCCAAGAAGCCCCAGACCGAGGAGATGAGCGAACTGGTTAAGAAAGTTTTGACCGAGTTCGGCATCAAGCCCGTCCCGGCTTCGCCCGTGACCGAAGAGGCTCCCGCAAAGAAAGAGGAGCCGAAGAATTTTGAAGCTCTGGTGGCGGCTCACCCCGACTACGGAACTTCAAAGCTCAAGGCCATGAAGGCCGTGATGCTTTCCAACCCCAAGGAGTACGGCGAGGCTCTTGCCCGTGGTATTTCCAAACTCTAAACCAAGGATAAAATAGAATGAGCACCAATATTGACGGAAATTTTCGGACATTCAGCACCTCGTCCGCCATCTCGGCTTACCGCCTTGTTCAGCCCTCCACCGTGACGGCTGGCGGGGTTGATGTGGCCGTGACCGGGGCGACCAAGGCCATCGGAGCCACGATTGATGATGTGGCGGCCAATGGCTATGTGACCGTGAAGCTGTTCCACCCCACCTTCTTCGCAACCGTATCGGGCGTTGCGGCAGTCGGTGATGTTGTGAAATTTGATGCGGCTGGTCAAGTGACCACGCTGGCGGCCAATCTTGTGACCGCTGGCATCGCCCTTGAGGCGGCCACGGCGACTTCGGCGGTGATCGAGATTGCCGTTCCGATGTTCTAAGGATTAACCCAAACAAAGAAAGAATAAGAAAATGAGTTATATCTCTGGTGGCACAACGATTCGGGGAGACATCAATCAGGCTCTGGTTGAAGCCCCCAATGGCGATACTGGTCTGATCGGGGCTGAAATCTTCCCCCTTCTGCCCGTCCCCGCCAAAAGCGGTCAGTACCTCAAGGTTCAGTTGGCACAGGCCGACCTCCTCAACAATGATTCCAAGGCTCGCGATATTGGCTCCGGTTACGCCCGTGCCATCCGCGCCTTCGGGACTGATACCTACGACACCGTTGAGTTCGGTCTTGAGGAATTGATTGATGATAGCTTCCGCGCTGATGCTGATCGTTTCTTCGATCTAGAAGCCTCCTCGGCTCGCTTCCTCCTCCGCCAAATCAAACTTGGCCACGAGAAGCGTGTGCAGGACATTATCAATGCCAGCACGACCCCCTTCACCACTGCCGATCAGTCTGCCATCTCCGCTTATACCAATGCGAATCTGGCGAACATTGATGTGGCTGGCGATGTGGCCAATGCCCGTACCGAACTGAACAAGCTCGGTTATGAGGCCAACACGGTCATCATGTCGGCCCCTGTGTTCGAGCGTATCCGCCGGACGACCAAGCTCCAGAATCAGTTCTTCGGGGTTATCTCCGACACGGGTTCCCGCTTGCTGTCCGAGGCTGAAATCGCGGCGGCTCTGGGAGTCCAAAGGGTTCTCGTTGGTCGCGCGGCGATCAACTCCGCTAACAAGAACAAAGCCTATTCTGGTGGGTTCGTGTTCTCCAACACCTTCATCACCGTTGCCAATGTGCAGAGCGGTCAGTTCACCGCTGGCGGTATCGGGCGCACCCTCGTTTGGTCGGCTGATGCCCCCGGAGGCTTCGTCTCCGAGAGCTATCGTGATGAGGCTCGCCGGAGCAATGTGCTTCGGGTTCGTATGAATACGGCTGAAAAGCTGATTGATGCGAATGCTGGCGTGCGTATCACCACCAGCTTCAACTAAAGATTGGTTTGTGTGTTCCTCGAAAGGGGGGTTAGGGTAAAAGCCCTAGCCCCCTTTTCTTTTCTATGAATTGACATAAATCCCACCTTAAATCCTATATGCGAAATCCTCTGTCCATTTACCTTATTTGTGGCTCTAATGAAGCCGAGTATCTCCAAAGAGTTCTTAAAAGTTTCAAGCCCGTTGCGAAGGAGTTTGTTGTTTGCCTTGCTGGCGGGTCAGCTTCGACAGCCGAGGAGGAGCGGATTGCCTTGGATGCTGGGGCTAAAGTCGTTTATTACAAAAACAAAAGAACGGATTGGCCTCACATAGACGATTTTGCAACGGCCAGAAATACAGCCCTAGAGGCTTGTTCAGAGAAGTGGGCGATGTGGGTGGATGCTGATGATGAGATGCAACCAGGGGCAGAGGCAATTATAGACGAAGCTATTACACAAGCGGAGCAGAGGGAAGCCCAACTCATAGCGTTCCGCTACAATGTTTCCAATGCCGGATTGATACCCCTTCGTGAGATGGTTTCCCTAAAGGGCAAGTGCAAATGGAAGAATCGGGTTCACGAAATGTTGGTAGCAGAGGATCAGACAAAGATATTTGGGATTGATAGGGTGGTTCGGGTTCACAACCCAAAAGGCTATAAAAAGACATCTGCCGACAGAAACTTCACCATCCTAAAGGATGTTTTGGAGCCAGCCCCAACCTCGCTTTATTACACCCAGCAAGAATACTTTTTA